GTCCTGTTAGGTTTTATTACCTTGCATCATCAGAGGTGGACCAAGATATCCTATAAGTTGGAAATCTTCCCCTGGTGTGTAATAGACCATCTCCTGAGATGGCCCATCATTATTATATACGACGTACTTCACGTGATTATATGTATGTGCGTAATCAGTGTTCCTGGAGCGCTGGAAAAGGTGATTCGTCTGGTGCGGGACTTCTATGTGAAGTGTCGGATTTGTATGTGTACTAGTCTCGCTACCTAAAAAGTGTGGCCCGTCGTTATCAGTTGCTTGAAACATTGAATCGACGCCGCCGGATTGCGTATCTTTTACTATACCTAGGAAGGCATGTGTTATTGACGCTTTATGTACCATGCTTGGACACGCTGCACAGTTACGGTACTGGAAAATTATGAATTTTGAAGACCCCCTCACGCCTACATACATCGACCTAAAGTAAGTCGCCGGTGTCATGTTAATAGCATTAAAATGTTTATTGTTAAACATATGGGACCCAATAGCTGTTGAATAGCCTGGATAAGGGGGTAAAGCAGGAAAGAATAGCGTCATTGTCCCTTCCTGCGAGGATGGTTCTGATATGAATAATTGTGTAGATCTTTTCATCAGTTGTTTTATACTCACAATAGACTCGCCACCATATATTAATGGTAATTGCGGAGTCGTTTTGTGTTGTTCGTTTATGGTTACACCTCCATTGTAATACGTTGGCATTGGCGTGGCAGTCGCTCCTTTGTATTCCACGTCTTCTAAATGCATTAATATTGTGAAGGGTAAGTCTGGTATTCCCGCACTTTCTCCTATCTTCCTTAATGGTACTAGACTGGAGATGTACAGTTTCCCGAGTTGGTTTATATCTTGCCCCACTAGTGGTACGAACTCTTTATCCCAGAAAAATGGGACTTTCATTGTAACTCGCGTTGTGTATTGGGGGCTAACCACAACGTGATCGGCATTAGAGAGGAGGGTTAATCTACATAATTTCTTCTCGGTGGATGTAGCTTTGTCATTACCAGCAGCGTCTAGAAAATTGTACTCGAACTCATCCGCTAAATTTGGTCTGTAAGCTACCATTACTGCTCCTGCATGTACTTTGGATTCGCCGATCATTATATTAAATACCAAAGTTGCCCTTATTGCAAAAGTATACGAAAGTTTGTCCCTAACAAAACCGTTGTTTAGGAATTCCACCCATGGGTTGATTGAGGTAGATTTGAAATGCCCGTCTTCCATTCTCTCTTCGTATAGCACAATGTCCCTACCAAGCCACTTATCTAGGGATGCAGAATCATCAGTAAACGTTGTAAATGTGTCATGTGTTATGAATGTCTCGGTCTCTTCCATTGGTACAGTTACGACTTCATTATTTGGTCGTACTTCTGCGAAAGGTTTGAATCTACGTTTACTTTTAAGCTGGGCAGTCTCCAAGCTCTGTCGAACGTCCATTGCTACAGGGATATAGATCTGTTCATCCTCACGATCTTCCACTCTCTCTTTCCTACTCTCCCACAATTGTTTTATGCTACGCTGTACTTGAGTGACTATCTCTCCCCAATTGGCATTAAGGCAACCTATACACATTGCTGACAATACAAGCTGTGCTATTACAGCTATTGGTGCAAGTGACAACCACGTGTTTTGTTGTTCTTGTTTTGGAACTGCTCGCTGCCATTCATATGCGTTATATCGCATGTGTCTAACGGGTGGTTCTGTTGTATTTGTTTGGGTAGTATTTGTAGTTGGTGATATGGTTGTAGGAGTGCTTGTCTCTGAGAGTCCGTCAGCTACTGCTATAGTAGGTGCATGGGTTTGGGTGCCATCAAACTCAATGTTTTCTGAACTAGCACCAGCTTGTGTGTCGGTTAGATCTGAATACTTCTCTCGTATGTTTGGTGCTTGCACTTTCAACATCGGTTGGAGGTCTTGCCATTCAGGTGATGTTCCCATAAATTCTAGGTTTTCACCACCGCGAATATACACAGCTATACATAAAGAATTAGGTTCAGCTGTTGTTCCGATGGCGTTAACGGGAGAAAACACGGATACCGTTAGAGTTCCAAAGCCAAACCACCTCGCGTCCCTCCCTCTCCTTTGGGACACCATCTTGAATTGCGTTGTATCTGGCATTCTAGCAAAAGGCATTACTTGTCCATTATTGACGACAATGTCCATAGTGGGATCATCTGTTACATTCCAAATGTATGTGTGCTGTGTATTCAGGGGGGGCATGTCACCTTCGGCTGAATGCGGATCATATGTGATCTTGGCTGTGAAAGTTACAGACATTGGCGCATATGCAACAAAACGATACTCCATTGAGCCAGCTGCAAACTGGAAAGGTGCGGCAGCTGCCGCGACATTTGTCATGGCTATCCCTACACGGTCTGTTTCACTACCCCATGATTTGGATATACAATGATTGGCAGTCTTTGGGTCGACTGTGCATGACCATAATACGTCACCTACGTTTGCTGCTGAGGTCGTTTCAATGTAATCTATGTAAGACCACCGTCTAAACATATTTGATAGGAGCCCTAGTGGATCATCCGTTTTTAGCTCCCCTAGACCTTGTTGCACGTCCCATGTTAAACGTTTCACGTTATCTGCCATATTGAAGTTAGATAGGTGTGGAGTGGATATCGGCTCTATTGGTTGAGGTGCATCCACCCTGTGGGGCCTACTATTTCCCAGAGCCATAGCTATGTAGCCTAATGGCTCTTTCCATCTTTCAATAGCAAGTATTGCACGTGGGGCATTATTTGAAACATACCTGGCAAACTGTCCTGTGGCTTGCAAGATAGCAGTTGGTACTCGTGATATACGTGTGTCACTCTCATGCCCACCTTTCTGTGAGACGCCCATATTGTATTCCATAGTCCTAGTAGGGCTCAGGGGTACACTTTTCTTGCTATATTGTTCATATAGGTCGCATATGTCTTTGTATGAAAGTGTACCTAGGACGATTGGATGTTGTGAAACTAATGGATTCTGTATGCGCATCATTACGGTCATTAAGGCTTCTGTTTCAGCTTTACCATGGAGTGATATTTCCATAAATGCTCGTGTTATGTTATCTTGTAATACTGCATCATAGTCTGTTCCAGGTTTAACAATGTGCCCATGTAGAGATTTGAAGATAGATTCTTTCTTCAACTTCGCAACTGGTCTCTTCTTACCAAAATGTTCTACGTACTCGAACTTGCGTGATATTATATCTATGCCATGTGTCACCCTGCCTTCTTTTGTTGTACTTGTAACTACCATTCCAATGTCATTAGCGAATTCTGCATAGCTCTCGGGTGTGTATTTTGGATATTTCACAAAGCCAAGCATTTTCTTCCTACCTTCACAATTGTCGTCGCCATATGTTAGCAATTGCACTGCTTTCCTAAAGTCAACTCCAGGATACAACTTATTGAAATGGTAGCGTTTCAAAACGCTAGACACACCACCATCGATATAGCTCGTACCAGCGATCCCAGAGGGAACGATATTTTGTAACACTGTTAATGCTCCATCTACATTTATGAGGGGTGTGATTATCAAACGCACAATAGCGCGCATCATTTTGAAATCTGTCTCTGTGTAATTCCCTTCTGCTGCTACTTCAATCATCTCCATCAAGTACGCTTGCACTGCTTGAGAGTTTGCTGTTGCATCAAATTTGCTGTAGTCTATACTATTAATATCACAGTTTTCAAGTGCTTCTATCACTCTGATCACTTGCCGTACATCGTGCGGATCTATTCCTACTAGTGCTTCACCCAATATGGGGTTGTCAAAAACTAATGACCAAACTGGATCAAAATATTTGTTGATAAGAACGTTTAACAAGAAAGGAACTGCGCAATATTGTCGTGGTGTTTTTGCTTTACCTGGTTGTTGCTCTAACCTTTGTTCCATCTTATTCTTTAGGTAAGCTACTAAAACTGGTATTTCACCTTTCAACAGTAATCGACAAATCTCGTCATATGCCGTGAAAAACTCTCCACGCATTTTCCAAACTCCATCAACTTGGTCAGCCCACTCAGATTTAATACCGCTGAATGGGTAGTTCATTGCTGTTGACATATCAGCTCCAGCACACCACGCGGAATGAGAGGTTCCATTTATAACTTCACCCATATTCAAAGGTCGTATATTTTGTAGTTTAGCTTTAGTTTTGAATGGTGACCAATATGCTTTTGCTGCATCGTTGAGAACGGATTGATCGAGTACAACATCTACTTTGCGTGCTGCATATTCCATATGTGCCATCTTTCCATCAATTTGTTTATTCCCACAATATGGTGATATGTGTGTGCGTTTAATACCAGCCTCCTCTAACTCGTCGGAAATTGCTGATTTAGACCACGCATCTGAAGGTTCATGGGGTCTCTGTAAAAACCCTAATACTGATAGTTCATATTGCTTGCCTGTAAAATTATTTGTAACAGTTTTATCTTGTAATGGCTCACCGTGGAAATATTCTGAAATCGATAGAGGAGTCGGTATACTAGTGAACTCTTCACGTATAAGCGCTTCACGCGTTACACGGATAGCAAAACTTAAATTACCATATTGTGCAACATGTAGACCATAAATCATTGGTTGTGAAGTTGAAAACACAGGTGAACCACTGAAAGAAACAGAAGGCGGGGCTGTGTATGTTGCCCCTGAACCATGGAATGTCCAAGCGTTTGAGGAACATTTTGCAACAACATCCCTATCTGTTACTACTCCTGACTCCACCACAGAGAATCCTTTGTCCGTTTTACGCGCTCTATACAATTTAGCAGGCCATTCAACACCACTTGGTGCGAATAATCGCCTGATATCTTTGAAAGGCGCTGTTTTCGTAACTGGGATTAGTATGGCGTCATGCCCTACCAACCTGGCATCTTCTGTGTGTAGATAAGTGGTAAACATATAAGGTGTGCCATCTGGGTGGTTCCTAATCGTACACTCTAGCACTTTCCTATCTTTGAAGAAACAATGGCGGGGGATGAGCAATAAGCCAGTAGAAACAAACAAACCGGCAAATCTATGTAGGAAACCATCATGTTCATATTGCAACATTGCTGTATTTCTAACGACAGTATTTTCTAATTGATCACCGGTCATGATATATTGTCCCTTCTTTGAATGGTGTTTAGTAGTATCTTCGTAGAATTCACGCGTTGGATGTAAAGCTTGATGTATGTTGGCGTGTGATTGCAGGACTTCACTATTATATTCCAGCGTGTGTGTTTGTGGTTGGGTTGTGTCTTGCGGATCAGCTGTAGCAATTATTTGAGTTATACGTGCAGCATGCAATGTTCGTATTGTAGTTCTTGGCACGCCCATCAATTGTGCTCGTAGTCTCATTATCTTTTTAACTTCTTCCTCCATCATGTCTCTTGCAGCTTTAGTTATCAGATAGAACATACGAGATGACTCATAAGCTAACAAGCCAACATCAGTCATTATCGTTATCTTAATACTAGGTAAAACCGCCAACATAAACATGGTTGCCAGCAAATGTACAGCTGGCATTAAAGTCACAATTGATGTAGCTGCTACTAATGCAAAGGATAGTGGGATTACCCTAGAGACAATTTCGCTACTGCTTGCGAAATTTATAGCTGACTTAAACTTAGTTCGCACGGTGCTGCATATACTCACCATACCAGCACCCATTCTCGTTGTGCTAATATTGGTATATTGTGGTGAACTAATCATACGCTGGTAGCTTTGTTTAATCTCTTTGTTAACCCGCTTACACGCCGTATATATCATACCCCTAGCTTTGTAAACCAGATAAGGGATCGTTACGTAAGGACCAATTGCTGCACTAAAGAGGATGATTGTTACACTCCTACAAAAGCGCTTCATTTGTGTCCTATATGCTACGGATTTAAACTCATCTTCATTCATAACTGAAACACAGAATTCGACGTTGCTCTGGTCTGCCATATCTGGTAAGTGAACTGCTGGGTGCAATATACGGGTTGCTTTAACTGCTTGAAAGAGTAAAATGACTGCACGAAAGAGTCTGTAGTAAACATTATTGTTGTCAGGGTCGTATCCAAACACCAAGGACAACTCATATTCAAACTCACTCTTGCCACCATACATATACGTTGAGAAGCGTTTTCTTCGCCACATTTTCTTGTATTTCTTGTTTATGTAAGCAAAGAAACTTGGGACTTTTGGCTCTAGAAATGCGTGTGTTGTCATCGTACCATCACTTGTTAGACTACTGATAAACGAATTGGGTAGAAGGTCAGTTGGTCTCGCTGGGGTAGTTTTTGCTGCTCTTATAAGAATAATTTGCATAGGTGTCATGATTTGTAATTTCTCCATAGCTCGCAAAACTAAGTCCATATCACATAGCGGTAACTCTGTTAAACGCTGCATAACTTTGTCGTGTTGATGACCTTTTATGACAGGCATCACTAACCCTTCGAAATTAGCAGTTCCATACCATCCTATTGGGTCTGATATTTGCCAGTTGTTATCATTGAAAACAAAGTATCTATTGTCGGAAAGAGGCATACCGACTCCCCAACCATCACCCCAACTGAAAGGAAGTGGCTCTGTGTACGGCCATATACTTTGTAGAAGTGGGGATTCGACTCTCTCTGAAGGGGGAAACACCTCCTCAATGGGTATTGGTTCAAGGTCTAAATCATTGTAGTTTCCAGGGATCATGCAATTATAACAAAAATTATCACAGTGACAGTCTTCCTTGTCAAAACCACACTCTAGGCAAATTTTATCTATACGCATTGAATTTGCCATACTAACAAAACGTGTCTGGTTCGCGACATGTAGTGAAACATCTGTTTTAAGGAAATCAGTGACTGTTTTCAAATCAACACCCTCTAATAATCGACCTTGGTAGACAACAGTGTTAAACTTATATGAAGCGGGAACATGTTTGACTGGTTTACCGAGTTGAGTAGCAACAGGTGGTTCAATTGCCTCCATCTCCACTTTCTGTACAGTGAAAGTATGTGTAGTTGGTATACCCTTGCACGCTGGGACTTTGCTAGCATCCAACTGTAAAGTGGATCCTTTGCGGTATTGTGCTGCAGGTAAAACGCGTATGTGTAAATGGAAGCGGCGCAAAGCACTACCTGGCTCTATTGTGAGTGCCTCTGCTTGTAGGTTTGTCGTATTGGATGATGCAATCAATGTATCTATTGCAGGTACAATCTTATTCTTATCCTGCGCTTCAGCCGCATTAACATACCATGGGACATTATTTACAATTTGGTTAACTAAGTCTAGTGAAGATTCACCATTTTCAGTAACTACCTTATTGTTAAGATCATCCATGATTAGAACTTTGGTCTGTGATTTTATTGCAGGGAATTTAGCATCTCCTCTAATATTGACGATCTCATCATCCCTTACCTCTCTGTCGTTCATTAGGGTAAAAACTAATCTCCCAAGATAGTTTTGCGGCTCTGTTTTACCAACTCCTGTGGGACCAGTCATAACAATGGCATAGGGTGCTCGCTGTAGCTTACCCATTCGGTTGCTTGCTTTTGCAATAACTACCAATTCCAGTATTGCAATTTCCATTCTATTGATCGCTTCAACAACTCGCATCTCGTTTTCAATCTTACGCAAAGTTCTACATTTCATTGAAAATAAATTACTTGCTGATATAATATCTGACCATTGTGCCACATAGCCTGGATCTCGCTTAACTCTCTCTTTCTCCAGATTAAGTACATGGAACTCCTCAACTAGTTCTTTGAAAGATGCTTTGTCGACTGAAAACCCAATTAGTGTCTTAGATCTGTGATACTCATCAAATGCTTGTCTGACATATGTCTCTGCTTCAGCTAACGTCTTAATAACAGCGGCAATATCTTCTTCGTTTTTGACTTTCCCATACAACTCAATTAGGCGTTCTTTAGTGAGATCTGCTCCTGTGGTTAAAGGTATCATAAGATAAGACACAACTCGCATGAAACTCTTGCGTTTGGTGTTGTGTATGAATTCGTTGATAATAACACTTATCTTCGATCCTTCTGTAGTGCCAAATACCAGTGGGAATAGATTGTCAACGGTGAGCAATAGAATTGATTTATCTAAGATAACTCCTGTCGCAGCAGCAAAGCCTGCCAACAGTTTTACCCAAAATGACTTGTTAACATAAACAGTTGTGCCTAACAAAATTAACTCAAGATCTTTGACAATCTTATCATATCCTTTTGACGTGTCGACTAGTTTAGTTAATATGCGAGCTATAACTCCATCTTCATCTTCTTCTCCTTGGTCGTCTGTGGCAATAGTTGAGTCGTGTTCTTCAACATTTGTAACAGAGGAATTTGGTAGTATGTCAATGAGGTCTTTATTATTAGCAAGCCAGATTCGTGCTGAAAGTCTAACTGCTTCTTCCTGATCATGTAGCGTCTCAAATCTCTGTGTGTACAAATCATCTTGTTTGGTGTTAGTATCTTCATCTTCGGTTGGGTTTTGTGGGTTAGAACATTGTGGTGAACTCGTTTGTTCTCCTTCGTGTTCTGCGGGGGGCTGAGAGTTCCAGTCAGTTTGTGTGTACTTATGACAGAACTCCTTGGGAATCTCGGAAAAGAACTTCACCCAGCGTCGTCCTTTAGTGACGTCAGGTATATCCGAGTCGTAATCGAACTTTGGGTAGCCTTTATTGACTATCTCTTCTAGTGCGTCAATTTGTTTCTGTTGCACTAATTTTGAGTAGATAGATAGCCGTTTAAGTCTGTGTAAAGCTAGCCAAGATCGTAGGTAACGTTTGCGTTCAAATGCACAATCACCCTCATACTCTCGATCCATTATAATGAAAAAAGAGTATAAAAATATTAAGGGTGATATTAGTACATAGCAAAACGTGAGGTACATCTCCATAAAGAAAATGCACCATATGTGGACAAGCTCTGTGAACCTCCTGTCCTCTGGGACTTCATCGCCAATCCCAAACTTTTTGTAAACTTCGTTCATTTGCTTCTTTAAAATTTCGTACATACTTAAGTTAGTGATACGGGGGAATGGTGAAATTAAAATGTTCATGGGTAGTTTTAAAATGAAATCACTCTTGCTTAAGTACTGTGAAGTTAATACTACGTTGGGGGAATAAACGTGGGGCTCCAATTAATATTGGAGATCGATTCGCTTTACACGAATCTAGATATTGTAGACTGCCTTCTGGGGCGAGCTAGCGTATTACGTCAATTAACCCAATACTGGCATATTGGGTAAGCTTTGTGGCCGGGCAAGGCTAGTCTCCCACCCGGGTGCGTGCTTATTCTCATACGAAAGGGCCTTTCCAATAGTGTCTCTGTAATCCTTAGTTCATATTGTATGCCTCATCGATACATCTTAATATGAACGACAACAGTTAAAACATCAACACTCTTGAACGTCGGACGCTTCACCTATATAGGTGATCATACCTCGTTACCAGCGCATCCCTTACAAGTATATTATGTGGCCAGATACCTCCATTAAATCCGTGAACTATTATCTTAATTACTTTTTGAGTGAGCGGTTGTACGCTGAGTCCACCATCTGTAGTGATAAACAGGCTTTATACTGTTTTCCAAACACTACGTCATGTGCTGACCCACGCATCACATACTAGTCCCCACTAGTATGAACTTGACTCTACTTGGTAATCAGAAATTCTCATTAGGGCAATTAATTTTTATGTGTTTTATGATTTTATAAATTTGCTCGTAATAAACAGGTGAATATGTAAATGTGTGTGTAATACTAAACATAAAGGAATCGATTTTATATTGCGTTGGGGGGGTTTCGGGGGTTGTAATTTATAATTCTATATCAAGAATTGTTTGGCTTCCGTACTGCGTTTATACTCAAAACTCATACCACTAGAGGCTATTTGAGTACAAATCCACCACTTAAGGTGACAAAACATGCGGGTACGGCCCCTGGTGGTTCATGTTCGAGACCAAGAATTAGGGTATGTAACCTCGAAACTACTCGCTAGTTTCTCAGATATTATTCATACCCTTCAAATTACAAAATATTTGGGGCGACCAAGACCCTAGAAAGGGTGTTGGTGAGTGGTCTTTCAATGGCAAAAGCCATAAAGGTGCTGTCAAACCTGATTGTTCTTAAAAGAACCTACCATGACTAAAGAACAAACAATTATTATCATGGTTTCGTCCTGGTAATAATAGGATACATGGTCAGAAATCCCCATGCACCTATCCCTTGCTAAGCCTTAAGGGGGGCTTTGTCACAAAGTTCGTTTCCGAACACATAATGTAGAACAATAGTGGCTAACTATAACATTATGGTGACTATACTCACACTCCAAATAAATGAAGTGACCGTGAAATCTTAAAAGTTTCTGCGGATTTTTAGTCAGATTTAGCCTTAATCACGACTAACGGGCTATAAAAGTCCGTTTACAAAAATACAAAAGCGGCAACAGTACAAACCATTGCGTGCAAATAACACCAATACAAATCAGTGCTCCCATACATACAGTGTATATA